GCCGGACTTATCGCTAACGATCTCGTAAGCGTTCAACCTATGAGTCTCCCATCGGGCCTCATTTTCTTTCTTGACTTCACTTTTGGCGCAGACATGAATAATGCTGCTGTTACTGTTGACCGTTTTGGAAATGCTGCTGATGCATCAATTTACGGTACTGATAAAGTAGCTGCTGGAATCGCTACCGGAGTCAACCTTGAAGGTACATATGCTGAGGATCTTTCTGGTCCTGGTCGTGCTGGTATGGTTGGTTATGCATATTCTTCTCCAACTGGGTCACATGCTATCACCGCTGCTGAAGCCGTCGGAACCGCTTTATTGAGAGCTTCTATGACTGATGCTCAAAAGAAATTGGTAAAATATGATCCGGATCTTCTTTCCGATGCTGATGTTACTTCTATCTACGTTGTAGATGGACTAACTGCCGCAGAGATTGATGGAAACTCTGGTTCTACCGCAGATTTCGAAAACTTGGCTGCATTTACTTTGGAACTCTCCGGTGCTTCAACTGGATTGAACAAAGAATTTGCATCATTCACAGGACTTGCAACTGATGCACATGCTGGGAATCTTAAGCAAATCCGTCGCCTCACACAAAAATATAAGAGTGGCTCAAGCGTTCTTTATCGTTTTGTGTTTTCTGGACCTACAACTTCTGGTGTAGCCAACGGTGCAACAGATGCTGGTGGTGTGGGTACAGTAACAGCAACCTGGCCACATACAGATTTGATTGATACCACTCCAGGTACTCAAGGTGCTATCGCAGGATTCAACTATCCACTAGAAGGAAATAGCGAGATCCCTGAGATCGACATCAAGGTTGATTCGATTGCGATCACAGCACAAACCAAGAAATTGAAAGCGAAATGGTCTCCAGAACTTGGACAAGACTTGAATGCTTACCATAACTTGGATGCTGAGGTTGAACTTACATCAATCCTTTCTGAGCAAATTGCTCTAGAAATCGATCGTGAGATCCTTGCTGATCTTGTAAACGGCGCAACTGCCGCTACTTACTACTGGTCTCGTTCACCTGGACTTTTTGTAAATCGTTCAACTGGTGCTGAAATTGGTGCATCTTCTGCTGCTCCAGATTTCACCGGAACAGTAAGTGAATGGTATGAGACTCTCATTGAAACTATCAATGACGTTTCTGCTCAAATTCACCGTAAGACACTTCGTGGTGGAGCTAACTATTGTGTAGTTTCTCCTGAAGTTGCTAACATTCTTGAATTCACTAGCGGATTCCGTGCAAACGTAACTGCTGATGCTGACAAGGGCGAAATCGGTGCTGTTAAGGTTGGATCTCTCAGCCGTAAATTCGACGTTATCGTTGATCCTTACTTCCCACGTAATGTAATTCTCGTTGGACGTAAAGGTGGATCTTTCCTTGAGTCTGGATATGTATATGCTCCGTATGTACCTCTCCAAACTACTCCAACTATTTTCGGTGTAGAAGACTTTGTACCTCGCAAGGGTGTAATGACTCGCTATGCTAAGAAAATGGTTCGTCCTGATATGTACGGTCTTGTTATCGTTCGCGGACTCCTTGGAGAAGCAGGCGCAACTAGCTAATTAATTTAGTCAGTTAATATTAAGCCCCCTTCCTTTATTGGTCGGGGGCTTTTTTTATTTGTCTGTTACAGAAAAATAGAACTACTTACTACGAACGAATTTATAACGTTCATCCAAAGTTATCGGGTAGGCTTAGACCTGCCTCCTGTATTGCTGAGATAAACCAATACAGGGACATGATTATATAAAAGGAGGGTTTTTAACTATGGGAACAAAAAGAGTAGGTCTCGCGAGAATCGAGGCATTAATGGAAAATTTAAAAAGAGAATTAGCAATGGGTGCAGGATCAGAAATGGTTTTAGATTCGTTGGGACTATCAGAATCAGGAGTACTGGTTCAATCAGAAATGATTTCTACCGGTACGACTGGTACAATCGCTGTTACTAAAAATGTAAACAATCCGGCTTCAGTTTCACAGCCAGCAGGAACTTACTTGAAAGAATTGCTTTTAATACCAGCAGGAGATATCGTGACTGCTGGTGGTGCTGGTGACGATTTTGATGTTAGCATTGGAACATCCCTGCATGGTACACAAGTTATGGCCCTAAAAGCTTTGTTGGATGGCGCTTCAGTCACAATGCCGGCCAATAGAGCAATACCCTTGGTTGCAAATGGGGTCCCAGCAGCAGCAAATGCTTTTGCTACCCTTGGACTTGCTACTAATGAAGCAATGACCTTGACAGCAAGTACGTATAGTGCAGCTGCTCGTACTCTTCATTTGAATTTTAAGGCGCCAAGCAGTGGAAGCAATTTGGCTACTGCTAATACAACGATTAAAGCTATTGCTATCTTTGCAACAATTTGATTTAAAGATTAGTGATATTTATTACATGACCCCCTTTCTTCGGATTGGGGGTTTTTTATTTAAAAACTAATTAAATTAAACAAAAAGGAGACCCAAATGGGAAATAGAAGAAGAAAGAAACTTAATCCAAAGTATATCGCTTTGCCTTGGAATATCCACCGCAAAAGACAAGAAGCACAAGAAAATTCTGTGAGAATAGAACAACTTAGATTGGCTCAAGAAAAAGAAGAACAAGAAGCCACAGAGAAAGAAAGAGCACGATTGGAAGAAGAAAATAGAATTGCTATGGAAGCCGTTGAAGCAGCCAAGACAGAGAGACTTGAGAGAGAAGAAGAAGCAAGACTCGTGGCTATACAGCAGCAAAAGCGTATCCAAAAAGAAGTCGAAGTTAAAATTACAAAGCCGAAGGTCAAGAGAACGAGAACAACAAAAAAGAAAACAACCTCAAAGACCAAAAACAAAGCAACTTTTAAGAAAGATACAGAATAGAGGGTTTCTCTTTATGTAAACTATTTAGGTATGACACGGAGGATCATGAATGTCATTACCAACGCTCACACCAACATCTCAAACATCGGCGATAATTCTGCCGGTTACGGGAAATACAGAAAATGTAGTTTCTGCTTTGCCTTTGGGGGTATACTCAGGCTCCGCAGAATTCTTGTCTGGTGCTGCTGCTCAGGTGGCTTTTACATATAAGCGATTAGGTGGGGATGTCTTGGATATTGAACTTACAGAGGACAATGTCTATGCAAACTTTGAAGATGCCGTTTTGGAATATTCCTATCTCATCAATATCCATCAGTCAAAAAACATCTTGGGATCTGCTCTCGGTGGAACTACAGGCTCTTTTGATCATAAGGGAGAAGTAACATCCGGCCCAACAAATGCCCAGCTTAAGTATCCCAAACTAAATTTTGAGATTGCTTTTAGAATTGGAGACAAATTCGCAACAGAAGCAGGAGTTGGTGGAACACAGCCAATATATTCAGCTTCTTTTGATAGAGTTTCCAATCAACAAGACTACGATCTCCAAGCAATCTTGGAAGCAGATGCTACCTATGGCTCAATCGTTGGAAACAAGAGAGTTAAGATACGTAATGTGTTTTATGTATCTCCCCGTCAGATGTGGAGATTTTATGGATATTATGGCGGACTCAATGTAACCGGTGATATGCATAATTACGGACAATATGCTGATGATTCCTCATTTCAGGTGATTCCCGTTTGGCAAAACAAAATCCAAGCCATACAGTATGAAGACCACCTTTACACTCGTACATCGCATTATAGTTACGAAGTTATCGATAATAAGCTAAGATTATACCCAGAGCCAGACAGTGTATCTCCGGAGAAGTTTTGGTTTAGATTTACAGTTGACAATAATGATATTTGGGAAGATGCAGACGATAACGGCCAAGATGGAATCAACAATATGAACACGCTTCCATTTGAGAATCTTCCATACGAAAATATCAACTCAATTGGGCACCAATGGATCAGAAGATTCGCTCTCGCTCTGAGCAAAGAAACGCTTGGCCAGATAAGAGGAAAGTTTGGTGGAAACGTTCCGATTCCTGGAGAGAATGTGAGCTTAAACGCATCGGACTTGTTAAGTCAGGCACAGACAGAGCAGACAGCATTAAGAGATGAATTGAAGACAATACTTGACGAATTGACGTATAATAAACTATTGGCTACAGACAAAGAAATGGTTGATAATGCAAAAGCTATTGTAACCGAGACACCACTTAAAATATTTGTAGGATAAAGAATGAAATTATTATTAGAGAATTGGAATAAATTTCTTAAAGAACAAGAAATTAACGAAGCAACAGAGCAAGAGATTGAATATCTC